TTCATTCTTTTATCCAAGAAAGTAAATCGTATAGTTCAGAGGATATAGCTTGTAATTGAGCAAAATAAATATCATTATTATCATCTTGTTTTATTTCTTTATTTATATAAACCATTCGATCTTCAATATTTTCTATGATTTGTTTTGCTGTTCTCATAGTTTTTTTAATACCTTTATTATATCTTTCTTTTTAAAACCAAATTTTAAGATACTATTCAATACTGATGATAGATAATTAGTCTCTCCTTTACTTAACTTATTTGATTTTTTAGCCATTTTACCTATGACCAACGCTTGTATTTGCCTTATCGCCTCTCCTCAAAACCAGTTTCGCCATCATCGTATTCTTCACTATTTTCACGCCTATAATCTTCAAGTTCTGCCTCAATATCATCAGAAGGCATATATTCAAAAAGAAGATCAATAAGATCGCTTACTGCCATATCGTTATACATATCATAGATATATTCTTGCTCATCGGTAGAAAGAGTTTCAAGTAATTGAATTGCAGTTTTAGGTTTATTCATAATTAGCCTTTCTATTGTTTTCTTCTTCAATATCTTCTTCTTCTAAATCTTCTTCTTCTAAATCTTCTTCTTCATCTACCATTGGTTGTATTGTTGTATCAAAAGACAAACCAAGTTCTTTAGCTAATGCTAATTCAGATTGTTTTTGCATAAATACTTCTTGTAAATCACCACCACTTTCAGCAATAATTTGTGATTTCGTTATATATCCTGCCATCTCAGCTTCTTTGTATGCAGCAATTTCTTTTAATGGATCTACCCATGCCCATGAACGAGGTATAAACCGACACATACGATAAAAGTCAGGATCAATTTCATATCTTGGTAATGGCAATGCGCCACTTAACACTGCAACATCCAACCATTTATAATAAACGTGTTTATGAAATATTGATATTAAAAAATGCTGTAACTGTCTATAGTAGTCACGTTCACATAGTAAAGCAAGGCGACTGCTACTATAGTTAGTCTGTGAATAATCCTGACTTATACCTTCATAACTACATCCAAGACCAGCGGCAGTAGCTCTTAACATTGCCTGTAAAAAATCAACAAAAGCACTACCACTTCTATCGTGATTCATTGGTGGTACAGTTACAGTTTCGCCAGGTGCTAAATACTTAAACACGCCTGGTTCAAATGTTGTTACCCTATCACCATCAAAAGTGCCTTCACCAATAAGTTCTCCTTCAGGTGATTGTATAAAACCCATTAATGAAGCTGTTGCTCTAGCATTAATAACTTCAGCTTGTTCATAACCTGATAAATGATGTAATCGTTCAATTGCTGATGCAAACCATGTAATCCCTCTTGTTTGCCCTGGTCTATCTACAATATATAAATGTATTACTTCATCAGCAGGCACTCTGATATACTTTGAAGTAGATAAAGTCTTTTGAAATAAATAATCGCCTGGATGACGCATTCCCGCATAAAAGTAATAAGCAGTGGGACGGCTCCATTCATCAATTTCAACGCCCATCCTAATTTCATTACCATTAACCGCTGTACCATTGTAATCATCTACACATAAGTCGGCTTCTATAATTTCCAACGCAAATGGTATTTTGCTATATCCAAAGGGTTGATATACCATCCTTATAAATACTTCGCCGCTTTCAGCACAAGACCGTAATATTAATCTTTCAATTTCATGAAACGACAACCGACCGCCAACATCACATGAATCACGATTACACCACTTATGCCATTCAGACTCAATTAAATCATTAACTCTATTGTTTAACCTACCACTACCACGCTGCATTTTTACTTGAGATTGGAACTGAATACCCTGACCAATTACATTGCTTGTAATCGTCCTTAATGCTTGCCTTGCATAATCAGAATCTCGACATAATTGCCTAGCCCTATTTCTAAGGGCTTGCAATGAACTTTTTATTTCGCTATCAGCATTAGTACCAGCGGTTAACCAATTTGCAGTAAATCGATTTATGTTAGCACCAGCGTATAGCCGACTACGTTTTGGTTTTCTGAATAAATTTAGTATCTTCCTATACAACGCCATGTCAGAACCTTGCTTATGTGATTTTATATATTTTCATTTATTTGCTTCTCTGCAATTTTGAAATACTCTGGGTCAAGTTCTATGCCTATGAAATTGCGGTTAAGATTCTTGCAAGCAACGCCTGTGCTTCCACTTCCCATGCAGTTATCTAAAACAGTTTCACCTTCAAGAGTATAAGTTTTAATCAAATATTCAAGTAAAGATACTGGCTTTTGAGTGGGATGAAGTGCTTTAATACCTATCACATTCGGGTATTCTAAAACATTATGAGGAAACCCAGCAAATGCTTCATACTCAACCCCAATTTGATTTGGTCTTGCACCCATCATTGTACCGTGTGCTACTGCCGTTACTTTTTTAGTTCCGATAGAAATTATCCCCTGTGGGTTATATACCATTCTTTTCTCACCAAGTTGTGATATATGACCCATAGGTGCTTTGCTAAATACACAACACTCCTCAATGGCGGTCATTGGTCTGTTTTTACTATGTTGCCAACCATTTGGCTTGCTTTTTCTCCAATACCAACAGTATTTGAATAGATCAAAACACGACATTATCATCAGCGATGTAAATGGCTGTGAGCCAAACAAAACAATCGCCCCACGGTCTTTAATAATCCTTTTATATTGATCCCACAAAGGTTCAAACGGAATTACCACATCCCATTTACAAGCAGTTGTTCCATAGGGCAAATCGCAGAGAATTAAATCAATACTCCCATCAGGAATATCCTTCATCTTCTCCAAGCAATCACCTTGTATCAATTCAATCTTTCCCATCTTTCAACTCCTTAACTAATTTCTCGTTTACGTCCACAATCTTTTGATTTTGCTGGATTTTCATAAGCAGTTAAAACCTCACAAATAAATTATGAGGATCACCAAGACCGTTTGCTTTCATTTCTGCTTTTTGTTCAACAACTACTTGATAACGTAACTGATCTCTTAACATAATAAGGTCAGTCATTGACATTTTCTTCACAGACCTATTGCCTATTGTATACTCTTGTACTGCATTGTTACTTATAATTGCCCTGATAGCAGCTACTACAGCATCTAAATCTTTTTTTGCCTGAGTTCTACCATCAAACGGTGCCGTTTGTGTAGAAAAGTTTTTTTCTATTGTCAGTTGTCCAGCACCTAAAGTAATTCTGTTAATTCCTTCTGTTGCGTAAGCTTGCCAGTAATAAGTGCTTCCTGTCAATGTAATACTTTGTGCCGCAGTAATTGTTGTCTCCCACCCATTTTGATAAGATGTTGATGTTAATGTTAAATTCTGAGTACCACGAATAGCATACGTCAAAATGTGCGTAAGCGATGACACTTGATTGCCAAGGTTATCTTTCATGGCTACATCACGCCATGTAACGCTATCACCTGCTACAATTGTTCTTGGAATGTTCACATTACCAATTCTCAACAAATGAAGGATTATTAATACTACTTACTTTATCAGATTTTGTGACAACTTTAGTACGCTTCTGTACAAATTGTTGGAATATTGATTTTTTATCATATATTTGATATAAATGATTTAAGGCAGCATAAGCATAAACAAAACAATCTAACGCTTCATTTCGTGCTGTTGATTTTTTTACCCATTCATATACTGGAAAACCTTTTACATACCTAATTTGCTTTTTCTCGCTAATCAATTGATTGTAAAACTCATCTGTAAGTTTTGTATGAAAATGTATATACCCTTCTCCACCTTCAGTGTTTGTTAATCTACCGAATAATGTAGTTTTTATAGTATCTGTACCAACTGGATATACTAAACCGCCATTCTTAACAAACTGTCCTTTGAAATTTATATCAATTTTTGTTGGCTTACCAATTGGTTGTTTATTCTTTTGTGACTGCCCTTTAATGGCAATAATACCTTTATTCCTTCTTTCTTTTGCATATTGATACACTTCATGCGTAAAATGACCACCACTGTCAATAGCTACTACATTAATAGTTTGACTTCTACCATCTTTGAAAATGTATGGTTTTTTTATTATATTATCTATTTGTGTATATAAATCTGATTTAGATGGATCACCATATATTTCAATGTGATCTAAGACCCATGCTTCTTCACCCTTACCCCATCCAATTGATAACAAAGCTATTCTGTTATCTTGAACGTCTATACCCATTGTAATCAAAATAACTTCATCAGGCAGACAATCAGTTTCATAAAACTCAGCACGATCTTTTAATATATTTATACCAATCTTGTTTGCATAATCTTCTTCAAAAGTCTCACCTAAAATTGTATTTACCCAAGTCTTTAAGCTCGGTGCATCATTTTTTACTCTTAAAAACTCTTCTACAATATCTTTCCAAGACTTCCATCCAAGCGGGCTATACAATGAATTAATATGAAAACCAATAGCTTTTGATGTTGTTTCAACCGTTGACATCCATACTCCATTAGCCAACATATAGTTCTTGTGATGTTCTTGTAATAATTTATGACAATTTTCACATTCATAAGCACTTGTATTTGGGTCGTGGTCTGTCCACTTTAAGTTTCTCCATACCAAAACTTGCTTATGTTGACAATATGGGCAAGGTACAAAATATCTTCTTTGATCTGTTTGTAAATACTCACGTTCTATTCGTGAACTGTCTTTTAAGGTAGGTGTGCTACAAATAAATATTTTACGTCTAGGAAATGTAATTGTACGTCGTTCAGCAAGTGATAATGGATCACCTTCTCCTTCAACATCAGCAGGCCATGCGTCTACTTCATCAGCAAATAGATATTTAATTGGCATTGACCGTAAACCCGCAGCACTATTGCTGCCAGTTATCATTAACACTCCACCAGGAAATTCTTTGCTAAACAACGTATTACCGCTATCCCTAGCTCTTGGTGGTTTTACTTTATCCCTTAATACAGCACTTTCATCAATTAAGGTGGCAATACGTTGTTTGCTAAACCGCATTGCAATATCTACAGTTGGTTGGATTGCTAATACAGGGCCAGGAAATAAGTGCATAATTGCACCTAACCAATTGTTTCCGCACTCAGTCTTGCCAACTTGCGCTCCAGCCATAAATATAATACGTTGTGTTGGACTACATGGTGATAACTCATCCATGATTTCTCTCAAATATGGTGTTCTACTGGTTTTCCATTTACCTGGTTCAGAACTGCTTTTGCTTGATAACATTCGATGATTGTCTGCCCATTCACTAATTGTGACAATTGGTTCTGGGCGTATAAAATCACTAAATGTTTTTTCAACTAAGAGCATCAGATAACTCCGTTAAAGCATCTGCAATATGAGTGCTTATAATCATGTGTATTACATCTGGATTTGTTTCTGCCGCTACTATATAACTAATTTTATCAGCAATATTCAACATAGACTCTCTTGTTATTCTAGCTACTTTGCTATGTAATTCCATTACTTCGTTAATTGGCAGTAATTCTTTGTTGCGTTCTTCATAATCAATTCGTGCCTTTTCAGCTTTATAATATTGCTCTTTTGCTTTGCTAACCATAAACTCTGGATATTCAATCTCAGGTTTTATATGATTTGCTTTAGCAGCATTACTATTTGCAGCCCATTGTCTATCAGCAGTTTCACTATCTATATTGTACTTTCCGTTTTTCTTTGTTACCTTAATTCTTCCACTTTCAATTGCCTTCTTAACTGCTGCTACTGTAACTCCCTTGTGTTGTGCATAAGCACTTAAATTCATTATTGACATACTCGTAAACTAATAATAATACAACAAATTATATATTATATCTGCTTAACCGCTACTAACTTGGACTATATGCAAACTAATTATACTTAATCATCACTAAAAATAATAAAAAATATGACGTTTTATACCCAATTTTAATACTAACGCTAGCTTTGGGTCGGGGTCGAACGCCACC